GGCTTGGCAAGCTCCTATTTCAATTATGTAAATTAATACAACCCCATTTCTTTTATAAAGACAATGGATGTGTTAAGGCTGGAATAAGAGAGCGCATAACGCTGCTCTCGGCCCAGTCAAGACCATGATCCCAAGTGCTAACAAGGGACCGGCTAGTTTTCGGATTTCCATAAAGTCTCATTACGGGGAATAAACCCTCGAATGATACCTCAGAAGAACCCGCAGATTGTAAAGTTATACATAATCCACCGAAGGTATTGACTTCCTTCATTCGTGGGGACAATGCACAAGTCTTCACTATCCACCCTTCGTGACCATAATCGGCTAAGGCGAAACCATTACTGCAACGATACTCTTCGAATGAAGAGAGCAGCACGGTATCACCATAGTCTATAGGGCCACGTAATTTTCTCCAACTCGAGGGCACCCTCTTTATGAGAGCTTTCCAAGTTGAGAGAAAACGCTTATCACAAAAGTTACCGTTAACAATTCGTCGCGAGTATAACCTTAACGCATTAGCAATTTGCAATGCATGGGGTATACCGGATTCGTCGTTTTCGGCTCTTCTGAGATAAAACGGGCGTACAGGCTGACCTCTAAAGAAGTCAGCACCGCAAGACTCGAAGAAATTACCTGCCAGGTAACTCTTCTCGATGTTCACCTCGAACCCTAGCGAGTTCAAGGTATCGACTAACGACTTTGAATAACGTTCCGGGACTATTAAATCGTCTCCGTACACGCATATCAAGTCCCACTCCTCTTTTGGTACAACACTCCGAGCCATCGCTAAAAATATCAGCGACTCTAGCTCAAACGTGTAACCATTCCCCATGCTTGAAAACTTCTCAAGCCTATGCCAGAAACCTTGCTGCTCTTTTTTCTTACGAGCGTTCGGGTACTTGGCTATGAAGGTTAGAGGCGATCTGCCAATATTCAGCAAATGAAACCAATCAGTTGGTAAAAGTTCTTTAACTAACTGAAATGATATCGTATCACTGGCTTTTGATAGATCTATAGTAGAAAAACCTTTATCATACGCGTGCTTTGCAAACGTTTGATTACGGGTTTGGTCATTGAGATCGATCCCATTACGCTGTAAAATAGCGCGGAGTAAGGAACCGCAACCTAACTGGTAAA